ACACCGTACAGCGGTCGAGATTCTGGCCCAAAACATGTACGGCGATCTGACCGGCGCCACGGCCACCATGGGCCGCTCGGTGAACGATCTCTTCCGGCAAGTCTCGCTCGATACCGTGGCGCAAAAGGTCGCGACCGGACGCACGATCCCACAGTCAGCCAAGGCGCTGCAAACGGCACTCGCAGACAAGGGCGTAACGGCCTTCACTGATCGTGCCGGCCGGGACTGGCGACTTGACAGCTATTCTGAGATGGTGGTCCGCTCATCGACGCGCGAAGCCACCAATCACGGCACAATGAACCAGTTGACGAGCCTCGGCTATGACTTGGTGCAGGTCAGTTCGCACTTCCCGACCTGCAATATCTGCGCACCCTATCAGGGCCGGGTCTATTCAATCAGCGGTCAGGATCGGCGCTTTCCGCCGCTCTGGACCACCGTCTTCAGCGCGGGCTATGCCAATATCCACCCGCGCTGCTCGCATGTGGTCATGCCCTACGTCGAAGTCTTCGCCGATGATCTCGACGGTGATATCGCGCGCTCGAATCAGTCCTTCGATGTTGACCCACGGCTCGAAGCCGAGCGGCAAGCCTTCGCGAACGGACAGGCGCGGAAACGGGCCGCCAATCAGGACTTCAACCAGTGGCAGCGTTACCGTGAACGGCTGCCCAATGACGCGCCGACGCTGGCCGGATTCCGGCGCATGAAGGCGGCCAATAGCCAGCGCTATCAAGAGCTGCAAAGCCTCTATCGTGATGCAGGACAGGCGCTCAATGCCGCGTCCTGATGGGGATGCCAGGAACGCCCGACCGGTGCCAGTGCGCTGATCGGATACGGCGGTTCGATTCCGCCCATCTCCACCGTAACCGGCCCACGGCGGCCGGTTTTGTCATATGCCACGGCGGCTAGCCGGTCATGGGCGACGGCCCGAAAACGGAAGGACAGCACACATGGCCGAAGAGACGACGGCTGAGACGAACGATCAAACGACCGAGGATAACCAGACCCAGGACGGCGCTGGGACCAATGCAGCCGGTGAACGCACGTTATCGCAGGCCGAAGTCGATCGCATCGTTCAAAAGGCCAAGCGCCAGGCCGCTGAGGCCGCGCGCAAGGAGTTCGAAGACAAGGCGGCACAGGCGGCCATGTCCGAGACCGAACGTCTCAAGGCCGAAAAGGACAGCGCGACCAAAGCCGCGCAAGCCGCCACCGAGGCCGCCAACCAGCGCATCATCCGCGCCGAAGCCAAGGTCAAGGCGCTCGAACTCGGCTTCAAACCCGAGCGCGTCAATGCCGCGATGCGCCTGGCTGATCTGTCCGAGGTGACGATCACCGACGCCGGCGAACCAGAGGCCGACGCCCTCGAAGCGGCGCTCAAGGCTGTGCTGGCCGAATATCCCGAGTTCAAGGCGAATGCGACCGGCGCCAATATCGGCAGCGGGAGCAACCCGGCGAGTAGCGGGGCGACGCGCCTCGATACCGCCAACCTCTCGAAAGACGAATTCGACAAGCTCACCCAGCGCATCATGCGCGGTGAGGTTGTGCGCCCATAGGAGATAAACCCACATGCCAACCACGCAGACGACGGGAACCTCTGCCATCTCTGAGGAGATGAAGACCTTTTACTCGCGCCAGCTCTTGGAGCGCGCGCTGCCGGTGCTGGTGCATGGCCAGTTCGGCCAGCCGCGACCGCTGCCGCGCAACGGCGGCAAGTCGATCGAGTTCCGCCGCTTCAACGTCCTGACGGCCAACACCACGGCCCTGACGGAAGGCGTCACGCCGGGCGGCAACAGCCTCGATACCAGCGCCGTGACGGCCACCATCGCTCAGTATGGCGACTTCATCCAGGGCTCGGATCTGCTTGATCTGACGGCGTTCGATCCGGTCCTGACCGAAACGGCGCAACTGCTCGGTGAGCAGGCCGGCCTCTCGATGGACCACATTGTTCGCGACATTCTGGCGGCTGGGACCAGCGTGCAGTACGCGGCTGGTCGCGCGAGTCGCATCACCGTGGCGGCCGGCGATAACCTGACCGTGGCGGAAATCCGCAAGGCCGTGCGCACGCTCAAGCGCAACAAGGCCCGCTCGCTGGCGTCCGGCGATTATGTCGCCATCGTCGAGCCGGGCGTGACCTATGATCTTCAGGGTGATTCCGATTGGAAGACGCCTTCGCAGTACAGCGCTGTACAGCAGATCTTCAGCGGCGAGATCGGCCGGCTCTATGGTGTGCGCTTCGTGGAGACGACTGAAGCTGTGGTCTTCAGTGGCGCCGGCGCTTCGGGCATCGATGTCTACGGCACGATCGTGCTGGGCGCCAATGCCTACGGCATGATCCCGCTGGAAGGCGCGGGCCTCGAATTCCTGTTCAAGCCAGCCGGCTCGGCCGGTACGGCCGATCCGCTCGATCAGCGTTGGACCTCCGGCTGGAAGGTCGCGTTCACCGCGAAGATTCTTCAGGACCTGTACATGCTGCGCATCGAGCACGCCGTTAGCGGCTAGACGCACGCGACACGAATCATCGGGGGCCGGCCTTTGGGGCCGGCCTCTTCGCTTGGAGGGCGACATGGCAAACAAGGCCGAAGAACCACAGGACCCCATCGTCAACGACCCCGAACCCATGAGCGACCGCCAGTTCGACCGCATCACCAATGAGACGGCGAAGGCCCTGGCTGCCCAGCCGAAGGTCAAGGTCCGGCTGTATCAGGTGCCACCCGGTTCAACCGAGAAGCCGCTGCCGGATGAGACGGTGCAAGTCAATGGCTTCATCTACCAGATTCAGCGCGGCGTGGAGGTCAAAGTACCGCAGACCGTGGCTGAAATCCTCGAACAGGCCGGCCGGCGCTAGGAGGCATCGATGGCGGTAACGGTGACAGTCGGCACGAATAGCTATGTCTCCGTTGCCGACGC